CAATCTTGCAATATTTGGGTAACCAAAAATTTGTAGAAGTTGCAGGTTTAGTACAAGCTATTCAACAACAAGCTCAAGCACAAGGTGCACAACCTGCAGAAGCTCCAGCTCCTGCTGAAACACCTGCTGAGACACCAGCTCAATAAGGAACTTAATCATGTCCGAGAAGTGGATTCAAAAATCCATTAAGCATCCCAGTGCTCTTCGTAAGGAATTACATGTCAAAGAAGGACATGATATCCCTAAGAAGAAACTGGATGCCGCCGCTAAAAAATCAGGGAAACTTGGTCAACGTGCTCGCTTGGCGAAGACACTTCGTGTATATGATTAATCATGAGTTACGACTTCGACCCAGTGAAGTATGGCGTACTTTGGCAAAAAGTCGAAGGATATGAGACCAAGTTTAATGATATGTCCAAGAAAATGGACAAGATGGAATCTCAGCTAGAAGAATTATGTGCCTTGGCTAATAAGAGCCGAGGAGGATTTTGGATGGGGATGGCTATTGTTTCAGCCATTAGTGGATTAATCAGCTTCATAGCTGGATTTTGGCACGCAAAATGAAAGAATTTTTCATTCATCTATTGACTGGCAAAGACAATCAGACTTTTGATATAGGTCGGGTTACTTGGCTTATTGGATTTTTAGCTATTTTAGGGATAGCGGCCTATGAAGTAATGAGTGGGCCAGTATCCTTAAGAGAGTTAGCTGAATCACTAGGAATCGTATCCGGTGCTGGAGGGGCTTCCGTCATGATGAAAAAAGATGCGGAGCCTAGTTAATGTTTCCATTATCAATAGGTACCTATGTCCAAATTATCATTGGTGGTCTCATTGTATTTGGTGCTTGGTATAACGGCTATAGCATTGGGTATGGCAAGCTTACGACATATAAGTTGGAGCAAGAAGCCGCCACAAGAGCCAAAGAAGCAGAACAACAAACAGCAACAGACCAAATAAGGAAAGATAAAGATGCTCAAATTAGTGCTATCAACAATCAGCTCTCTGATGCTCTTATCGAGTTGCGGAACCGCCCCAGTCGGGCCAGTCAAAGCACCGTCAATGGACAAGTTACCTGCGGAAACACTGGAGCCAGCCTTTCTGCCGAGGATTCAGAATTTCTTGAACGGGAAGCTTCCCGTGCAGACCAAATCAGAGTAGCACTTGAGGCATGTTATGCCCAATACGATGAGGTAACTAAATGAAAGAGAACTACCAGTCTGCCCTAAACCATGTTCTTCAAAGCGAAGGATTATGGAGTGACAACCCAGCCGATCCCGGCGGTGCCACTATGAAGGGAATTACTTTGGAGACTTATTGTTCTTGGAAGGGAAATCCACACATCAGCAAGGATGACCTAAAGAACATTTCTGATCAGGATGTCTACAACCTTTACAAGCAAAACTACTGGGACAAGGTAAAGGGCGACGACCTACCTTTAGGCGTGGATTACGCAGTCTTTGATGCATCTGTGAACATGGGTGTAGATAGGGCTTCAAAGCTTATCCAAGAGGCCGCAGGAGTGCCTGCTGATGGGGTTATTGGCAATGGAACCCTACAGGTTATCAAGAATGCCAATCCAATCGATTTGATCAACAAATTTAGTGACGAAAAAGATGCGTTTTATAAGAGTCTTCCGACCTTTGGTACATTCGGAAAAGGGTGGTTGAATCGTGTCGCACAAGTCAAAAGTACATCAGAATCTATGATTGCATAAGCGACCTTGTGAGATTGTCAACTTGATGGGAAAATAGACGGAACAATGGGGAAAAAATGACCACAGCTACACCATCATGGGTAATGACCTACGATAGTCTGACATCGACTGTTCTACAGTACTTGGAGCGGTCAGATGAGGCCACTATCAATGCTATTCCTACATTTATTACCTTGGCTGAATTTGAAATTGCTCAGGAGATCAAGACTCTTGGTCAATTGCAGGTAGCACAGGCAACCATGCTTGCTGGAAATCCAGTATTGGCTAAACCAGCTAGATGGCGTAAGACTGTGTCTTTTAATTTCACAGATGCCACTGGGACAAGAAAGCCTGTATTTCTTCGCAAATATGAGTATTTAACTAATTTTTGGCCTGACAATAATGAAATGGCTCCTCCTCAGTTCTATGCAGATACTGACTGGGAACACTGGTATTTGGCCCCTACTCCTGACCAAAACTATGATTTTGAAGTGCTCTACTACGAGCGTATTGCTCCATTGAGCTCTACTAATCAAACTAATTGGTTGACTCAAAATGCTCCAACAGCAATGTTGTTTGGCACCCTTTTACAAGCAATGCCGTTCCTAAAGAACGATCAGCGTCAGATTTTCCAACAAAAATATACAGAAGCTGTTCAATCATTAAAAACAGAAGATGTTGCAAGAGTGGGGGACAGGCAAGCAGTTGCTGTCGATTCTTGATGAAATATTTTATTTACATAATTACAAATTCAATAAATGCCAAACAATATGTCGGCATTACTAATAATATTGAAAATAGATGGTCAAAGCACAAATCAGCAAAAGGCGGATGCCCTGCATTACATTCTGCGATAAAAAAATATGGAATAGAAAATTTTATTTTTAGTCACATAGCAAGTGCTTTTGATGGCGAATCTGCAAAAACTATTGAACGAATGTTAATTGTCGAACACAATACAAAAGTTCCATACGGTTACAACATGACTGATGGTGGAGATGGAATGTTGAATCCATCCGATGAAATTAAAAATAAACTTTCTAAAATAAGAAAAGGTGTTCCAAAGTCTGAAGAACACAAAGCAAAAATTTCTGAAAGTGGAAAAGGTAAAAGTAGGGGTCTTGGAATTTCAAAATCTTTAGAGCATAACAGCAAAGTTGCAAAAGCATTAATGGGAAATAAAAATGCTCTTGGAAGAAAAGATTCTTTGGAAACTATCGCAAAACGAAAAGCAACTAGGGCTATAAATAAGGCCAAGAAAGAATTGGAGCAATTATGACCTCATACGTTTCCCCCTATACAGGACAGACCATCAGCCCATCACAGGTGGGCTATGAGTCTTTGTCAATTTCAACCGATACCATTCTTCAGTGGCCCGTCAACGGCAACACATCAGACGTTGTTGCAAACATCATTGAGGTGACTGCAACCGCAGGAGCAGGTTCCTACACTGGAAGCATCAGCGGAACCACTTTGACAATTACTGCGGTCGCATCAGGAACTTTGCAAGTTGGTCAATTTATCAATGGTGCAGGAATCACTTCAGGAACCTACATCACTGCATACGGTACAGGTTCAGGCGGTCTTGGCACATATACAGTTTCAAATTCACAGACAATTAGCTCTAGAACAATTACTACAAATAATTTGAATTTGTTTATGCCTCCAGCTACTGAGGTATCTGAGGGTCAATCTACTCTGATTCGTAATAGCGGAGCTAATACTTTTACCGTTGTAGATACCAGTGGAAACACGATTGTCAGCATCGCTTCAGGAGTTGCTCAGTACATTTATGTGACTGATAACACCACTATTGATGGTGCTTGGGAAAGTGTGACTTTTGGTGCTGGAACATCCGCCGCAAATGCCGCTACCCTTGCTGGCTATGGATTGACTGCCCTTGGTTCTACGCTTAATGAATCAACTCCAGTATCACTATTCTCATCCAATTACACAATGACTGCTTCAGATCGTGCATCTTTGTATGCATGGACTGGTGGTACTGGCACAGTGACTTTGCCATTGGCCCAGTCAGTCGGTGCAGGATGGTATGTGACCATTAAGAATGATGGTACAGGTATCCTAAATATTGCCCCACAGGGTACAAATACAATTGACATTGACTTCACTGCATGGCAATTGCAAATTCAAGAATCTCTTGTTTTAGCTACTGATGGCTTGAATTGGTACACCTACGCATATGGTCAGTCCTCATTGTTTGCCTTTACCCAGCTATATTTGGTAGTAACTGGTGGTACTGTGACTTTGACTGATGCTCAAGCATCAAACACTATTCAAGAATACGCAGGTACTTTGACAAGCAATTGCACGATTGTTTTGCCTCCTACAGTTCAGATGTATTCATTTAGAAATCTGACAACAGGTGCTTACACTCTGACTTTCACTACTGGAATTGCAGGCGGAACAACTATTGTCCTACCGCAAAATCAAACGATTATTGCTATTTGTGATGGAACAAACGTCTACAACGCTCAGACATCAACATCTAGCTTTATTAATGCATTGACACTGGGCAACGGTTCTTCGTCAAATCCTTCTTTATCTTTCCAAGGTGATGCTACAACTGGTCTGTATTTAGCCGCATCCGGTCAATTAGGATTTGCAATTGCAGGAATAGCCGCAGGACAAATCACGTCGACAGGTCTGCTCTTGCCAGTAGGTATCAATGCTGGAGCGTTTTAATGACAATAAAAGTTGCCGTCTTACAAGTTGGTGCAGGTATCCAGCGAGATGGAACTCAGTTCGCCGCACCAGCTTACGTTGATGGCGAATGGGTTCGATTTCAGTATGATCGCCCTCGTAAGATAGGTGGCTATACAGGTGCTTTCCTAAACGCCCAAGGCATTAGTCGTGGAATGACACTGAGCTCTCAAAATGGAGAGACTTGGGTAATATCCGGATTTAGTGATGGCCTTCAGCAATGGACGATCGACAATGATGATGCAGTGGGAACAGGCCCACAGGAAATTACCCCAGTCGGCGGAGCTCTTACTGCAACTATAAAAAACCAAGGTACTGGATATACAAACGGCACCTATACAAACGTGCCTATCGTCACAGCGTTGGGTACTGGAGCTCTTGCAACTGTAGTTGTTTCAGGCAACTTCGTTTTTAGCGTTACGTTCACGAATAACGGTATTGGCTATCCATATACCGAGACATTCACAATTAATAATGCAAGCATTGGAGGAACTGGCTCAGGATTCCAAGGGATCATTAGTGCAGTTACTTATTATTCTCCTAATGAGAATACCTTGTGGCAATTCGATATTGGTTATGACCCATACGGTACTGGTCAAAACAATTTGATTGCTCACCCAGGTCTTAATCTTAAATATATTGACCAAACAGTAAATACACGTCCTTTGATTGGCCCATTTACAGGCCTGACATTGAGCCCTGTAGGGGTCTTTTCTGAGACTGCTACTCTGACTTCAGGATCAGAATTAATCACCTTTGCAACCACGATTGCGGCAATTGGTGCTGGCGTTTCAGTATCAGGCACTAGTATTCCTGCTAACACAACTGTTGTGTCTTCAAATCTTGAAGAATATGGCTCTGTAGGATCAGTCTCAATCAATACTTCAGGCTCCGGATATACCACTGGAACTTATACTGGCGTATCCATCGTAGGAGGCCAAATTGGCTCAGGTGCGACAGCGACAGTAGTAGTGACTGGCGGAGCTGTGACATCAGTGACTGTGACTGCAGGCGGATCAAATTACCTATTAGGTGACACATTCACCCTTAGCGGTGGTGGTATTGGAGCAGGTACAGGATTCCAAGGGGCAATTGGTGCTCTATCTGCAGTTACTGCAAACTTGTGGACAGCATTTTTAAGTAATGCCGTTACGACTTCAGGTTTGCAAACCCTTGTTTTTGACAATAACATCAGCGTATCCGGTGGAGTTGTCATGCTGTACCCATACCTGTTCGTATATGGCAACAATGGATTGATTCAAAACTGTGCGGCAGGAGACTTTAATAATTGGACTTCTGCTGACTCCAATGCCAATAACGTGGCATCTACTAAGGTAGTCAAGGGATTACCACTAAGAGGCGGAACGACTTCTCCATCAGGCTTATTTTGGACTTTAGACTCAGTAGTTAGGGTTACTTACTCTCCTCAATCTGTGGGGACATCTACCCTTTACTGGCGTTATGACCTAATCACCCAGCAGTCTTCCATCATGTCCAGCTCATCTGTTATTGAATATGACGGAATCTTCTATTGGATTGGTGTGGATCGATTCTTGATGTACAACGGCGTGGTTCAAGAGGTGCCAAATACTCAGAATACAAACTGGTTTTTTGACAATATCAACACTTCACAGCGTCAAAAGGTATGGGTATCAAAAGTGCCTCGTTGGGGCGAGATTTGGTGGTTCTACCCTCGTGGTGATGCAACCGAGTGTACTGATGCCATCATCTATAACGTGCGTGATAAGTGCTGGTATGACGCAGGACAGGCCCTAGGAGCTCGCCGTTCTGCAGGTACCTTCTCTGAGGTATTTAAAAAGCCTATTTGGGCTAGTAATACACCTAACGGAGTTGAAGGATATACCTTGTGGGTTCATGAACAGGGAGTCAATGAGGTCTTCCTGAGAAACGTCAATGCCATCAAGTCATCTTTCGAGACCAATATTTTGGGAGTTAGTGCTGGTTTAGTAGGCTCTGCACAAGGCTTTGGAGACAACTTGTGGACTCGTGTTGAGCGTGTCGAACCTGATTTCCAGCAAGTCGGTCAGATGAGTTTAGTAGTTACAGGTCGTGGCTATGCGGATGATACCGACATAGCGTCCAATCCCTATCTATTTGATGAATCCACACTTAAAATAGACATGAAAGAACAGCGTCGTGAGATGCGTTTAAGATTTGAAAGTAATACTCAAAACGGCAATTACTTCATGGGTCGTGTCGTATTGAGCGTAGAGTCCGGCGATGTTCGTGGTACAGGTAACCCATGATAGCGTACGATCCACGAGGCATGACATGGGATCAGTACAACAGACTGATGTACGAGTTATTTGGTTCAAACCAATTGGGCACTGTAGAAGAGTCTAACTGGCGGCAGTGGGTAGATGGTATGAACGGTATCGGATATTTTGTTCAGTCAGGAATGCCTGATCATCGACCATATGAAAATTGGCAAGATTGGGCAAAAGCTGTGGCAGGAATTATGTCTATAGCACCAAATTTGGGGAGCATATATTGAAAGCGTCACAAGTCATAACAAGCTTTGCTAAAAAGGAAGGCTTGAATCCACAAGTGGTATTGCACACCGTTGCATATATCGTCAAGAACAAGATGGGCTTCATCTTAAGCAAGAACGATACCGTTGTATTGTTTTATGAGATTGCCCCTAAAACCTACGAATGCCATATTGCCACTATGGACAGCCCAATTACATTGATGAAATCTATGACAGATATATTCAGTAGATTGCATAAATTGAATGTCAAAAAAATGTATGGTCACGCAGATAACTTTGAAATTGTCTCCCTGATGCGAAGAATAGTCTCTAGAGTAGGCGGTGAATTAAAAGTATCTGACATTAAAGACTACAACTGGATGATTACACTATGAACCGTTACTACTCTAGACGTGAACTATATGCATTAGGAGAGCCACTAGGCTGTTCAGCTACCGCTCATAAAGTAGGCGGTGGTCGTATTTATGGCGGTGGCGGTGGCGGTGCCAAGTCTCTCATTACCCCAGTTATCTCAATCGGTATGGCAATTGCTACAGATGGTGCAACTCTTGCCCTATGTGCGGCAGATGCAGTTGATACTGCGGCTACCGTAGCTGATGCGGCTTCAACTGCTAGTGATGTAGCTTGTGTAGTCTGCGTAGTAAGTGATGTCTCTTGTGCCGTAAGCAATGTACCTTGCGTGCCAGTTTGCAGTCCTGTTTGTGCTCCAACATGCCTTCCAACTTGTGCACCATCCCCTACTTGTGGCCCATGTTTGCCATGCATTAAGTGCATTTCTAATGCCGCTAAAGCCGCTAAGATTGCAGGCAAAATCACTGGTTGCAAGACTTTAGGAGATATTGGAGCAATTGGTGCTTTGCCGGGTCAGATTTGCGGAATTATGAATCTGCCTTGTACAGTTTCAAATGCTATATGCAACATGGGTTGCAAAATAAATTGCATGGCCTGTCAAGCAGGAACTTTCCTATGTGATGTAGGAACAAAAATCTCTTGTGCAGTTGGTGGTTTAGGCGGTGGCACATGCTTACCTTGTGGTTGCATGGGTTGCGGATCTGTTGGAGCAGGCTTTTATTGCGGAACTCCTACAAGTTGCTTGCCTGATGGTTGCACACCTTCAAATTGTTTGCCTGCTTGCACACCAAGTCTATGCACACCTAATGTATGCACGCCTAGCTTATGTACTCCTTGTGTACCTTGCACTCCATCTACATGTTTGCCACAAGGTTGTACTCCTAGCGTTTGTACTCCATGTAATGGCTGTTGTTCATGCTGTTCCTGCTGTTCTTGCTGTTCTAGTTTCCCTAAAGTCAAATTTCCCGGTGGTCATAAAGGGAAAATGGGAAGCAATACAGGAGCCAATCCTAAAACTGCACAACCTTCAGCAGGAAGCCTGTCCGGTGGTAGTGGAGCTCAATGCATTGCTCAATGCATTGCTAGTGGTGCCACCCTTTTGTCAAACACTGGTCAGGGTGGTTTGGGTGCATTGAAACAACTAAAACAGATCAATCCTAATGGTATGGGTAATGCTGGAGGTGGATATTGCATTAATGCCTTGCAATGCAAAATGGCTGAATATGGGCAAGGATGTGTTGAATCAGGATTGGGTTATGCCAAGGGTGGATCTCAAGTTTGTGAATGTGCTTCTTGCTATTCTAAGAAGAAATGGGATCAAGCTTTCTGTATGAAATGCTCAACAGCAAATTTATCATGCGAAGAGCCACATTTGTTGTTTTGCGAAGAGCCACATTTGTTGTTTTCTCAGATGCAAGAGAAGCACAATGCTTTACATCCATTAACTCAACTTAAGTGCAGTATTCAAGGTAGCAAATCGGGTGGATTGCCACATAAGTATGCGGCGGCGGCTCCAAAAGGCCATCACCCTGAGTTTATTACTGGTGTGACTGGATACTATGCTTGTGGAGGCGGTACAGGCCAATCAGATGACATTCCAGCGATGTTGCATGATGGCGACTATGTCATGGATGCCGAAACTGTATCGGCCCTTGGAGACGGTTCTAGCAAGGCTGGACACCATGTCTTGGAAGGGTTCCGTAAACAGATACCCCATAAGGCAGAAGGTGGATCAAATCCCGTACCAGCTAAGATTGCTGATGGTGAGTATGTGTTCCCAGCCTCATTTGTCACAGCTCTTGGAGCAGGGGATAATAAGCGAGGAGCAGAAATTCTTGATGGATTGCGTGAAAAGTTGCGTGCCCATAAAAGAAGTGCACCGGATACCAAAATTCCACCAAAGGCAAAAGACCCGATTGACTACATCAAGAAGGGAAGAAAATAAATATGGCTAATCTACTTCAGTCGTCAAAAACTACGTCGACCTGTGCACCGTCGTATTACACCAACTATTTATCGAATTTAGCTACCCAAGGTCAACAAGCCGCTTGTAATGCTCAATATGTAGGTGCCCAGCCTTTACAAACACAAGCTTTTTGCAATATTGCCAATACTGCTGGTAATCAACAAGGAACTTTTCAGCAAGGTCAAAGATTACTAGGATGTGCCGCTAATCAAAATATTACTGGTGCGGCGGCTCCTTATTTGCAAAATGCTTCCAATACCAATTCAGCTCAATTAGCCCAGTGCTATATGAGCCCTTACATTCAAAGTGCCGTACAGGGCATGTCCAATATTGCTAATCGCAATATCCAGCAGAATTTAGCTCCACAGGCTACTGCGGCGGCTGTAGGTTCAGGACAATTCGGTTCCCAGCGTGGTGCCCAAGTCTTGGGTCAAGTAGAGGCAAATGCCTTGCAATGTTTGAATTCTAATATTGCCAATTTGGAAAACACTGGCTACAGCAATGCTTTAAGTGCCGCCACTCAAAAGCAACAGATTTGTGCAGGCATTGGTAGTACAGCAGGAACATTACAAGCTGAATGTGCTCGTGCAAAACAAGCCGCTGGCTTAGGCTTAGGTACTTTAGGTGCTCAAGCGGCTAATCAGAACATTGCTTGCACAAATGCTTTAGCTACTCTTGGTGCTCAACAACAGACTATTGGTCAGAATGCCCAGTGTTTCAATTTAGCTAAGTTAGAAAAAGAATCAGCATTGATGAGAGGTCAGCAGATCCCTACATCAGTTAAGACAACATTATGCATGTCTCCATTCTCTGCCGCTGGTGCTATTGGCTCCGGTGCTTTGGCAATGTTCTCATGCAAATACGATAAGTGCGGTAACGCAATCCCTTGTAGCTCTCCATTTGGAAGCATGAAGAAAAAACTCGGCAGTTTGCTTCCAAAATGCACTCCCAGTTGTGGTCAAGGTGGTGGTGGAAGCTGTACCCCAAGTTGCGGTAGCGTGACATGCAATCCAACATGTTGCGGTAGCGTGGCATGCAATTCAACATGTTATTGTGTAGGACAATGCCAAGTATGTTGCGTGATCGCTAAAAAAGGCGGCTTAATTAGCAAAAAAACTAGAGGCGGTGCAGTAGGTTGCAGAAGCTTGATGATGCGTGGTGCTTTACCTGTTAGGAGATAAGAATGGCAGACGAAAAAGCAGGTGGATTACCAGCTCCCAATGTTGGTATTGATGTAACTAAGATTCCTCTTTATGGGCAAGACGATGAGCGTATGCAAGAGCTCAATAATGCCCAGCAAGATGTCGCTAGTGCTTTAGAACATCGTTACGACCAACCTAACTGGTGGAAGGTAGCCGCAGGGTTTGCCAAACCTCAATTAGGTGGTTTCTTGGCTTCTTTAGGTAGTGCGTCTGAAGCTATGGGTGAGAACCTAGAAAATCAACGTGCCAGCATGATGCCTGTAGCACAGATGAAGCTACAGATTGCACAAACCAATATGCTCTTGGGTGCCAATAAAAAGGTAGCTGATCAAATTAAAGCGTGGCGTGATGCCAATCCCGGAATGACTCCAACTGCTCAACAAATTGGTGATTGGGAAGCTCTAGCTCCTAATTCCAATGTTGTTAAATCATTAAAAGATGAGCTATCAAGCCAGCACACAGAACAAGGATTGGCAAGAGATCGAACTGAATTGGCTTACAAATTGGGTCGTCAACCTAGCGAAGCAGATTTAAGTGTTCTTTTTACTCCTACCACTTCAAAATCTAATCAACAAACAACTGGTACAACTGTACCTAGTAATCAACCATCACAAACTGAAGGTGAAAATCCACCTAGTGCTAAAAGTAATTCAATTAGTAACGAAGATTTTTTAAATGCTACCCATGGAATGGAAAACATTCCATCAGGACAAAAAGCAAAAACATCTTCAGCTATTGGGCCCGGTGGAATTATTGATTCTACACGTCAGAATTTGCAAAAAAAATACAATTTGCCTGATGGTTATGGGACAAATCCTGAAATTACTTCTCAATATGAAAATGCTTTACTAAAAGACAATGCAGAAACAGTTTTAAAACCAAATAAATTAGATGAAACAGCTTTAAATCATCGCATGGCATGGTTTTTTGGGCCTGATTCAGCAAAAATTCTTCATTCAGATCCATCTTCTAAAATTAGTGAAGTCATTACTCCTGAAGCAATTAAGGCCAACGGTTTAGATCCTAATGCTCGTATTGGCAAGCTGGTGTCTAGAGTTGAAGGAAATTTATGGGATCAAGGTATTAATCCTGAAAATATGATTGGCAATGCTCAATCTAGTCAAACACAAGAAAAATCAGTTGAATTACCAACAAATCCTGCTGACGATCCAAATTTATCTAAAAAATCTTTTAGTGAATGGGGATTTGCCCCAGTTCCTCAAAGTGTTTCTTTTACCAAGGCTAGTGCTGATAAATATGCAAAATTAGATAAAGAAGCAGAAGATCGTATTAACCGACTAGAATTTTTTGGAGCACCTGAAAACAATCAAGTTTATCGTGCAAACATTGATGGTCTGCTTAATTTTGCTTCGGAAAGTAAAGAAAATGGACAAGCTTTAGCTAGTGTTGTTAATAAGATGAATAGCAATCCTAAGCTTGTAAATTCTCTTTTACATATCGGAGAAGATGGATTTCATGCCCATTTTGGCGATGCACAAGCAAATTTTGGTTTGCCAGTTAAAACATTTTTGAATAACTTTCAAACAAAAGAAGAGCAAAATGCCGCACAAATGTTGGTCTTGGCCCTTGATAATGCAAATTTTATTAATGGTAAGCTAAAAGGTATGTCAGCTACTGCTAATATTCCAGCGGCAGAAGCCAATTTGTTAGTTGCTGGACAACTTAGTCGTGATATGAATTATGGTTTATTAATGAAGAATTTATCGCAAATGGAAAATTCTTTAGATATGCAAAAAGATTTGTATCAAGGGTCTCAAAAATTGTTTAGCACTTATCAAGGTCAGCTAAATCCTATTGCTTCAAATCATCAAATTGTAAATAGTAAATGGTGGAAAGATACTACTGACAAATATAACAAAGCAAGTTCAGATTTAAACGCTCGTTACAACAAAGGTAGTTCGTTTAAGAAAAACGGAGAATAAATCATGGCACGAGATTTAGGAACATTATTAGATATAGCTCCTGAACAGGTTTCGCCTGAAAAATCAGTTAATAAAAATGAGCAAATAGCTAATGAACCTCAAGGCCAAGTTACTGTACAGCCATTAAACAAACGAGGGGATTTAGTAGAAGATGCCGCTCGTATAGAGTCAGAGCAAGATCAAAATAATGATAATAGCAAAATTACAGGTGGTGATATTGCAACGGCTATTGGTTCAGGAGCGGCGGCATATGCGGCTAATAAGGTTAACAATAGGACTATGCTTTCTCCTGAAGTTCGTAGCAATGCAATTAATGTAAGAAATGCAAATCAAGAGTTAAAGGCCGCTCAAGAAGCACATGCACCAAATGCGTTTGAGTTAGAAGAAGCACAAAAAGGATATGATTACTATAATAGTCCTGAAGCTATTGAAAATCATATCAACCCTGAAGATATGCCTAAACCTCCAGTCGAACCTGAAAAACCAATTGAGATTAAACAAAAGCCTATTGGTGGAGAAGGTTCAGCTAATCATGCCATAAAATTTGGAGCTACAGGAATTGAGGCATTAAATTCTCCTAGTATGAGCTATGGTCAAAAAACTATAGTTCCTCAAATTGAACAAGCTGTAGAAAGAGCTCGTCAAGCTGGTTTAGGTCAACCATACGCAGTTGAAGGTACAGATATTGTTGTAGGAAATGATCCAGCATCAAGACAGGCTTTAAAAGAGCATGCATTAGAATTGAAAAAAACAGAATTAGCGGAACAAAATGCTCCAAAAGAATTGTTCACAGCCGAGCAAGAAGATTATAACGCCAAAATGGAAGAACTAAGGGCAGAAGCTGAAAATGAAATTGCTCCACATAGGGAAGCCGCCTCAAATAGATTAGAAGAAGCTAATATTAAATTTGATGAAAGTAAACAAAAATTAGCTGATGCCGCTCAAAAACAATCACAACGTACTGCGACTTTAAATAATCGTACTTCTACGATGAATCCTAATTTAGTCAAGCAGGCAGAGAATTTAACTAGCAAGAGCAGTATGTTAGGTGATGTAATTGATGTTGGTGGACGACTTATCAGAAAAGTAGCAACACCTGCTTTGATTGCTTCTATTCCTTATGAGGCAAATGAAGCTCGCAAAGCTTATAACGAAAACGACTACACAGGAGCTTTAAAACATGGTTTAGGAGCGGCTAGTGGAGCTTTGCAATTGGCTCCTGCTGGTGCTTTAGCTTTAGGTTTAGCTCCTGAAATGGCAGGCACAGCGGCTGTGGTTGGAGGTTTGACTGGCTTAGGTTTATTAGGCCA